ACCTCCAGCACTACAACCAGAACTTTAAGGAAATAAATGTCAACAAATCAACAAATTACACAAGCAGTAGCAGAAGTCATTGAAGGTGAAATGACTGGCAAAAAATGGTATTACAGTAAAACTTTTTGGGCTAACATTATTGCAGGTGTAGCAGTAGTTGCACAAACCAGTTATGGTTTTGTATTACCACTAGAATATCAAATGTTAGCATTGAGTCTTGTTAACATGGGTCTCCGTAAAATATCTGCCGGCGCAATCACTTGGTAAGGATACAATATGAAAACTTTAAAACAATTATTTTGGGCAACATGTGTTGTTGCCGGCGTTTCTTTCCTTTCATGGAATACTCCAGCTTTGGCCGCAGCCGAAGAAAAACAAGTCTGCCACGATAGAGTGGGTAAAGATGGCAAACCTGTCGTTGGCAAAGATGGTAAAGTAGTACAAGATTGCAAAATAATCAAAGTACATAAAAAACTAGAAGGCACAGAAGTACCTGTGAAGAAATAATGGCAACAACAGTAGAACGGATTGGCATAGTTGAAACTAAGGTGGAAAACCTTAGTGAGAAAATGGATGACTTAAAAGTGGATGTTAGAGACATGCACGATTGTTTGGATAAAACCAGAAATAGTCTAGTTGAAAAACTAGATGAAATGTATAGTGCATCTTGTGAACAACATGCCGAACTAGCAAAGAAGATTAGTAACCTAGAACAAATCCGACAAAAGATGGTGTGGATGGTTGCCGGTGGTGTTGCATTTGCCGGAATACTTTCTGGTCACATGGATAAAGTACTCGCCTTTTTGCATTAATTGTTGTATAATCTAGTTTCTTGTAAACTTTACAACAATTTGTTATGTCCGTTTTTATTGATAGAACCTTTCTGCTGAGGGTATCCCCGAAGCTTCAAAAATTCACACAGAAGAAGGAGAACCTGTATAACTTCAGGTGTCCTCTCTGTGGCGATTCATCAAAGAATAAATCCAAAACCCGTGGATATATTTACGAAAAAAAGAACAATTACTTTTACATGTGCCACAACTGTGGTGCATCCACATCTTTTTATAACTTTTTAGATAAAGTTGACCCCACACTTTGTAAGGAGTATTCACTTGAACGGTATAAAAACGGTAATGCTACCAATTCGCCGGCACCGAACTTTGAGGACTTTAAGGCACCAGCACCCAAGTTTAAGAAGTCGCTTACGATTCCTTCAATTGAATCGTTACCAGATGGCCATTTTGCTAAGACATACGTGGAAGCAAGACAAATACCACAGGCCTTTTATTCAGAACTATATTACGCAGAAGATTTTAAGAAGTTCGTGGAAAGCCTCAATCTTGAGAAGGACACCCTCAAAGAGAACGACCCACGCCTGGTAATACCATTTTATGATGAAGATAAGAATCTAATAGCATTTCAAGGTCGTGCCTTAGGTGAATCTAAGTTAAGATACATCACCATAAAGATGAATGATGATAATCACAAGGTCTTTGGTCTTGATAGGATCGACAAGGAGAAGACCATTTATGTTGTGGAAGGTCCTATTGACTCCATGTTCTTGGAGAACGCCATCGCAACTGCCGATGCAAATTTGATGTCGGCATCTAAATTATTTGACAGAACAAAAATAGTTTTGGTTTATGACAATGAGCCTCGGAATAAAGAACTACATAAGCAGATGGAGAAAGCTATTGATGAACATTATGCTGTTGTTATTTGGCCAGAATTGATTGTAGAAAAGGATGTGAATGAAATGGTTTTGAATGGTGGATTCTCACCTGACGAAATACAAGATTTTATAAGTAAAAGTACCTTTGTGAATCTTAGAGCAAAGATGGAATTTATTAATTGGAAGAAAAGATAAGGATAGATTAAAATATGAATGAATATCTAGGTATAAAGATAGATTTAGAAAGAGATAAATTATTCGATGAACTCGGAATCAAAAGACTACAAGAATCATATATGCGAGAAGATGAAATTTCTCCGCAACATAGATTTGCCTTTGTATCAAAAACGTTTTCAACAAACGATGAACATGCTCAAAGGCTGTATGAATACTCATCACAACATTGGCTCTCCTACTCAACACCAATCTTATCGTTTGGCCGCTCTAAGAGAGGAATGCCTATTAGCTGTTTTCTTAACTTCATTGAAGACACAGCGGAGGGACTAGTTGACAACCTTTCGGAAACTAATTGGCTCAGTATGCTCGGCGGTGGTGTGGGTATTGGTTTTGGTATTAGGTCTGCTGATGATAAATCTACTGGTGTTATGCCGCATCTTAAAATTTATGATGCAAGTTCTTTGGCTTATCGTCAAGGTCGTACTCGCCGTGGTTCTTATGCCGCTTATCTTGATATATCTCATCCTGATATAATTTCATTTCTAGAAATGCGGAAACCAACAGGTGACCAAAATCAACGGTGTTTAAATTTACATCACGGTATTAATATTACAGATGACTTCATGGAAATCATTGAGAAGTGTATGTTGGATTCTGATTATGATGATAAGTGGGAATTAAAAGATCCACATTCTGGTGAAATCCGTGAAACTGTATCAGCCAAACATTTGTGGCAACAAATTATTGAATATCGTATGCACACGGGTGAACCATACATTCATTACATTGATACAAGTAATAGAATGATGCCACAATTTCTAAAAGACAAAGGTTTGAAGATACATCAATCGAATCTATGTTCTGAAATTATTTTACCAACAAATGAAGAAAGAACTGCTGTATGTTGTTTATCATCTTTAAATTTGGAGCATTATGATGAATGGAAGAATGATCCCTTGTTCCTTAAGGATGTTGCTGAAATGCTCGATAACGTTCTGGAGTTTTTTATTGTTAATGCACCTGATACCATTTCCAGGGCTATATACTCTGCTAGCCGTGAGCGTAGTATTGGCATTGGTGCCTTAGGTTTTCACGCTTATCTACAACGAAAAGGTATTGCATTTGAAGGTGTGATGGCAAAAGTTACGAACAATCAAATTTTTAAACATATTAGAGAAGGATTGAATGATGCTAACCAAATTCTTGGTCAAATACGAGGTCCCGCTCCTGATGCTGCTAGCTCTGGCCAGCGCTTCAGCCACCTTATGGCTATTGCTCCAAATGCTTCTTCTTCTATCATCATGGGAAATACTAGCCCTTCTGTAGAGCCTTATCGTGCTAACGCTTACAGGCAAGACACTCTATCGGGCGCTTTTCTAAACAAAAATCGTTGGTTGGATAAGGTCATTAAAAAATATTGTGATTCACCTCCTGTTGGTAATAAGTTGGGAATGGAATATGATGAGATTTGGTCATCTATTATTGCAAATGATGGTTCTGTTCAACATTTAGAATGGTTGGATGAAAATCTAAAAGCAGTATTCAAAACATCTATGGAAATTGACCAACGTTGGGTTATTGAATTGGCTGCTGACCGTCAACAATATATTGACCAAGCTCAATCATTGAATTTGTTCTTCCGTCCAGATGCACACATCAAATACATTCACGCCATCCATTTTATGGCATGGAAAAAAGGATTGAAAACACTTTACTATTGCCGTTCAGAAAAGATTGGTAAAGCTGACAAGGTCTCTAAGAAAATTGAACGTCAGGTAATTAAAGAATTAGATATGGTTCAAGTAGCACAAGGGAATGATTGTATTGCCTGTGAGGGATAATTATGTTGGAATATGTTACAACATTTTTTGCTATGTTTTTTACTGATGTATTTTATACTTACTACTTGAAGTCGGTACAAGAAGAACATAAAATAAAAGCCAGCCTATGGGCGGTTATAGTTTTTATTGCTGCTTGTACTGTGGTTATAAATTATACAACTAATCATTGGTTATTAATTCCTGCTGGTATTGGTGCATTTCTTGGAACATATGTTGGTATGATTTTAAGAAAGCGAAAAGTATTAGCATGAAAACTATAGCGTTATTTCAAGATGACCGCACCAAAAGTGCAATATCAATGAGTGATGGCTTTCTTCAAGTATTATCTCCACATTATAATATTAAAATCTTTAAAAAAGAACAATGTAAAGTAGAAACATTTTCTGATGTGGATATGTTAATATTTCCTGGTGGTGCCGTTGGTGGCGCAGATGATTACTTTCATATGTTTCCAAGAAAAAATGCAAACGCAGTAGCAGACTTTGTAGAAAATGGTGGTGCTTATTTGGGTGTTTGTGTTGGTGCATATTGGGCAGGACCAGATTACTTTGATATACTAAAAGGTGCTGAACCTGTTCAATACATAAAAAGGCCGACAGCTGATATTATGAGAAGTTATAATATTGCTGCTCATTGTGTATGGGAAGGTGAAGAAGAACAAATATTCTTCCGTGATGGTTGTACCTTTGTGGGTGACCTCAGTCATTCGGAAATAGTGAGCACATATTTTAATAAAGAACCAATGTGTATTAGACAAGGTAAGATTGGTGTAATGGGTGCTTGCCTTGATTCTTTAGAATGGTGGTATGACAATAAAACTCTGAAACAATATTGGCATGAGGGCCGTCACCACAAATTACTACTAGAATTCGTAAACAAATTAATGGAGAAATAAATGAAAAAGATATTAAGATTTACAGCATCATGGTGTGGACCATGCAAATCATTAGCAATGAGTTTAGAAGAAGCCAATTTATCATTACCAATTGAGGTGATTGATATCGACACACATTCAGAACTTGCTGTTGAATATGGAATTCGTGGTGTACCAACATTGGTGTTAACTGATGGTACAGTTGAAATTAAACGATTAGTCGGATCCAAAACAGTTGCGGAGTTGAAAGAGTGGGCGTCAGTATGATTAAGAAAATAGATACGAGATTAACGGATGAGAGAAGTTATTTTAAACCTTTCAACTATCCTTGGGCCTATGATGCGTGGTTGAAACATGAGCAATCACATTGGCTTCATACCGAAGTTCCAATGATGGAAGATGTTAAAGATTGGAAGAAAAAACTATCCAAAGAAGAAAAACAATTTCTTACACACATATTCCGATTCTTTACACAAGGTGACATTGATGTGGCCGGTGGTTATGTAAACAACTACCTACCATACTTTCCACAACCTGAAGTGCGTATGATGTTATTGGGTTTTGCTGCTCGTGAAGCATTACATATTGCTGCATACTCTCACTTGATTGAAACTCTTGGATTACCAGACACAACTTATAACCAATTCTTAGATTATCAAGAAATGAAAGACAAACATGATTATGTGTTAGACATTTCTTCTAAGAATGGTGATGCCGCCTCAACTGCAACCCATATCGCCGTGTTCAGTGCTTTCACTGAAGGGATGCAGTTGTTCTCCTCTTTCATTATGTTGCTTAACTTTCCTCGTACAGGCAAGATGAAAGGTATGGGACAGATTGTTACTTGGTCTATTGTTGATGAAACAATGCACGCCGAATCAATGATTAAATTGTTCCGTACCTACATAGAGGAAAACAAAGAGATATGGAACGATGAACTTAAAGGCCGTATTTACAGCATTGCAGAAAAGATGGTTGAACTGGAAGATAAGTTTATTGACCTCGCCTTTTCTATGGGCGCTATGGACGGTCTATCTAGTGAAGATGTCAAGAAGTATATCCGTTATATTGCTGACAGGCGTCTTATATCTCTTGGTCTTAAAGGCATTTTTAAAATAAAGAAGAATCCTCTACCTTGGGTGGAGGAAATGATTAACGCTCCAACACACACTAACTTTTTTGAGAATAGAGCAACTGATTATGCAAAAGGTGCTCACTCAGGAGATTGGGGTGATGTGTGGGCTCACTAAGGAAAAACAATGAGTACAAAAGATGTAACAGGAGAATGTTCTAGTTGTGAATCAACTTATGACATACAATATATGGAAGAACTAACATCCGAAGAATACCCACAATTTTGTCCATTTTGTGGTGAAGCCATAGACGAATTAACCGAGTCAGACTATATAGAGGATGAAGATGACTTGGATAAAGAGGAATGGGACAACTAAACTGGATTTATAAAGAACTGGATTTTACTGAAGATATGATTGGTGAAGATTATGGATTCGTCTATATTATTACTAATGAAGTAACTGGTAAAAAGTATATTGGTAAGAAATTTTTCTATTCAGCTAAGACCAAACAGGTCAAAGGCAAGAAGAAAAAGATAAAAGTACCAAGTGATTGGCAAACTTACTACGGTTCCAATGAGGAATTAAAAAAAGATGTTATAATGCATGGCAAAGAGTCTTTTCGTAGAGAGATAGTTCACCTATGTAAATCCAAAGGTGTATGTGGATATCTCGAAGCAAAAGAACAGTTTGTCAATGGAGCACTTGAATCCGAGGATTATTACAATTCTTGGATTATGGTAAGAGTTAGAAAATCACATATTAAAGGTTTACAATGTTAGATGGTATGCAAGAGCTTGGAGAATTTGATGCTATATTCTTCATGCCAACAGAAAAGAATAATGTACACATACAATCGAATGTTTATAAAAACAAAGGTATGCCAATAGAAGGTAATATTGTTGGTGATAAATGGCATATTATATTATTTCAAGAAGATGATAAAGAAAATGATGAGAAATTAGTTATCAAAAATTTTGATACATTTGAAGCCATATTTTCGGATCCTAGAGAATATATTTCCGATTTAATTAAAGGTGGTTGGTATGGTATCATTTCCCGTAAAACTACCACTTCAGAAAATTTCTACCAAGATGCGCTTGCCAAATTTGTAGATATGTGATACAATATAGTTTTGAAACTTGAAAGTTTGTTATGATTCTCGTTGACTTGAACCAAGTCCTACTTGCTGGCCTTATGGCACAAATATCTAATGGAAAAAAGTCCATGTATGGAAAAACATTCACATTAGATGAATCTCTCATTAGACATATGGTCCTAATGATACTCAAAACCCACCTAAAGACGTTCCGTAAAGACTATGGTGAAGTTGTACTCTGTTGTGACAACCGCAAGTATTGGCGCAAGGAGTTCTTTCCTTTCTACAAGGCAAACCGTAAAAAGAACCGTGAAAAATCAGACCTCGATTGGCATATGATTTTTGACATGCTTGCCAAATTCAAACAAGAACTAAAAGAAAACTTTCCATATAAAGTAGTGGATGTTGAAGGTGCTGAAGCTGATGATATCATTGGTACACTTGTACCACGACATATCATGTCGGAGAATATTCTAATCATATCAAGTGACGGTGACTTTCCACAATTACAGATGTATAACGGTAGAAGTTCATTCACAGTTAAACAATATAATCCATCACAAAAGAAATTTATCGTATCAGTAAATCCATTGGAAGAACTAAAAGAGAGGGTTATCCGTGGTGATAAAGGTGATGGTATACCAAATGTATTATCTTCATCTGATTGTTTTGTCCGTGATATTAGGCAAACACCAATTAGTAAAGGTAAGTTAGATAAATTAATGGAAAAAGACTATGGTGAATGGGAAGATGAAAATGCAAGAATCGGATTCTCTCGTAACCAGACACTAATTGACCTCAGACATATACCAACTGATATCAAAGATAAAATCATAAATACTTATGAAGAAACAATACCTGTTAAAGGTAAAATTTTAGATTATTTTATTGCAAACAAGCTTAAGAGTTTAATGGAAGTAATTGAGGAATTCTAATGATGATAAAAACGATATATGAAGTATTTGATGAATTTGAATTAGCTAAGAATAAAAAAGAACGAATGGCGGTGATTGAAAAAAATCTATCACAACCACTTGTGAATGTTTTAAAATTAACTTACCATCCAGAGTATCAATGGAAGGTAAAAGAATTACCTGAAAATTATAAGATACCAACTGATATGTTACCAGGAATTACATATGATAGTTTAAATGCTCAAATGCGTAAATTATATATGTTTAAAGTTGGTGACCAAACAGCAGAAAATTTAACCGAAAGAAAAAGAACGGAACTATTAACACAAATGTTAGAATCTATCGAGCCTCGTGAAGCCGAAATAATTTTAGGTATTTTCCAAAAAGATTTGGGTGTTAAAGGCTTAGATTATAAATTTGTAAAAGAGGCATTTCCAGATTTACTACCATGACCAGAGAAAAAATCATCATCACTTCAGGTGATTTTGATCCTCTTACTATTAAGGAATTACGGTTTCTTAAAAAGTGTCGCAAAAAAGGTGATTGGTTAATAGTCGGTGTTCATTCTGATATGCATGTGTTTATGACAACAAATGGAATTTATACAGGTCATAAAGACCGTGTTGAAATTTTACAAAATATAAATTGTGTTGATGAAATTCTTAATTTCAATGATGCAGATGGAACAGTCTGTAATCTTTTGAAATTGGTGAAGCTGTGTTATCCTCAAGCAGATATCACCTATATTTCCGACCGTGATATGCATAATACACCGGAAACAAAAATTAGAGGTATTACTTTCGAAGTGTTAAAATAAGGAGCAATGGTGTCAAAATTTATGGCAAAGTTTCGCAAAGAAAACGATTATAGTGATGATTATAATTTTTCAAAAAAGAGAAAACGTGGAAATCGACATGATCCTGTAAAAAGGATGATTAAACAAGGATATGATGAATTGTTACAGGATTTCGGTGACGATTATCAACCATCCAGAAAAAAAATGAAACGAATTTATTAATTTACCTAATGTTGTAGGAAAACAACAATAAACTTGCCTTATTACTCCAATGTGATATAATACATTTATACGTTGGAGATTATATTATGATAATTTATGCTAATATTCGCAAAAGTAAGGTAAAACTCAAACCTAAGCAGGAGCGTGAGGAATACTCTGCTTGGCTCGAAAAACATCAAACCCCTATTGTTTCAAAGCGTAAACAATTCAATCTATCTTCATATAAACTATCTCCAGCGCCAGGTCGTGAAACTGTGCGATATCCATCATTAAATACAGGTGAAGGTTTAGCAACAAAATCAGCACCAAAGGTTTATACAGGTACAAAAGTGCTCGGAATTGCAACTATGCACAAATCTAACGCTGTTCCTGTGTTTAATAGCGAAGAAGCTGTTGAAATTTCGAGTATGAGGCGCTAAAATGGAACGAAAAATCAATTTTGTCGTAAAATTACAACGACCTGTCTGCCGGACACCAATAAAACCTTTACAAAAGCACAAAATTGTAGTAAAATACATAAGAAGACCAAAACACATTAAACAAGGACTAGAAAATGATTGAATTAGCTGAAGAAAATAACGAAAAAAATGAAAATTACAACTTTACCGATTTGAATGAAGTAATTCGTAAGTGGGCTGCATTGACTGGACATGAAAATGACCAAGAATGGTATGTAAAAATGAAAGAAATGTATGAGTAAACCTTATTTTATAGATTTGATTGATGCAGATGATGGAACAGGCGATTCAATTTTGCAATTTCCTGATGAATTGCTTGCTGAAACAGGATGGAAAGAAGGCACCGTGTTGAATATGAGAGTGGAAGAATCTCCAACAGGTAATGTTATTATTGTAACTGAGAAAAAAGATGTTTGAAAGTAAATCATTATTGGCCAAACTGATGGCAACAGAGAATTTAACCATCGAACAGCGTAAAGTTAGTACGGCTAGTTTCAATGTTAAAGAACGAATTCTCACTATTCCAATTTTAGATAATAACATTTCCGCACCTGTTATGGATTTGTTTTTTGGCCATGAAACTGGCCATGCTCTGTATACACCATTAGAAGGTTTGATGGCTGCCAGAGAAAAAAAGTTAATTCAATCCGTTCTGAATGTGGTTGAAGATTCACGCATTGAACGTAAAATTCAAACAAAATATCCAGGTCTTAAAAACTCTTTTGTGAAAGCATATAATGAATTGGTCGAAAAAGATTTCTTTGGTACAAAAGATAAAAATGTTAATGCATTTAACTTTATTGACCGTGTTAATCTCCATTGTAAAGGTGGTGCAACTCTTGCTATTAAGTTTACTGATGTTGAACGCAGTCTTTTACAAGATGTGGAATCTACTGAAACATGGGAAGATGTGGAAGAAGTAACCAGACGTATTATTGACTTCATGAAAGCTCAACAGGAAGAAGAAAAACGTAAAAGAAAAGCCAAAGGCGAAGAAGATGATGATGAATCCGAAGAAATTGAATTAGAAGAAGGTGATGAACCTAATGAAGATGGCTTTGGTGAAGATGAAACCGAAGAATCTGAAGAAGGTGATGAAGATGATGGTGAAGAAGGTGATAGCAAATTACCTGGAACAGAATCTGGTGACCAAGAAATTCGTTCACACACAGATGATGCCTATCGTGCAAATGAAAGTAAATTATTTTCCACAGAGAATATGCACTTTATGTATATGAATATTCCTAAATTTGATATTCAAAAAGGTATTTGGGATTATAAATCATTATATCAACAATATGTGGAAGAAAAAAATACAGTTGATAAAAGAGAATTCAGCAAATTCCGCCGTGAATCTAGTAAAGTAGTTTCTTACCTTGTCAAAGAATTCGAATTACGTAAGAATGCTGTCCAGATGAAACGTGCCAGTATCTCTAAAACTGGTGACCTGAATCTGAATAAAATATTTTCATATCAATTTAGTGAAGATATCTTTAAAAAGATGACGGTGGTTCCTGGTGGTAAGTCACATGGTCTAGTCATGTACTTAGATTGGTCTGGTTCTATGGCACAACACATTGCTAATACACTTAAACAGTTATTCAATTTGACAATGTTCTGTAAGAAAGTTAATATTCCATTTGAAGTATATGCTTTCATTGACGAAACTGACTCAAGTCGCACATACAGGATTACAGCTAAACAAGGCGATGTACAAACAGACTATTTTTGTTTGTTAAATATTCTATCAAGTAGAATGTCTGCTTCTGAATATATGACTGCTGGTGGTGCTTTGTTCCATATGGCCGGTCTTGGTTCTTATCGTTTTCCTGGTCGTACTCCACACTGGTTCAGAATGGGTGGCACACCGCTGAATGAAGCAGTAATCTCTGCCATGGAAATTGTTCCTCATTTTCAAAAGAAGAATAAATTACAAATTGTCAACACCGTATTCTTAACAGATGGTGATGGTAGTTACTTGAATAGTGTTTATTCTAGTGATACTGGTTATACCGATTCTTTTAGAGAACAGAAACCAAAAGGTGCTGCATCACGAATTGTTTTCCGTGATACAAAAACAAAACATGAACAATCATATGATGATGATTATAGAAATTACAGTTCCCTCCGTATACAACAAACTTCCACTCTGATTAAATTATTAAAGTTACGAACAAATTCACATGTAATTGGTTTCTTTGTTGGTGGCGCCAGAGATATTCGTAACCGTCTAGGTGATTTCTATCCTGGTGCCAGTTTCTACGACATTGAAAAGAAGAAAGAAGAATTCAGAAAATCAAAATTCTTGGTTGTCAATGCAACTGGATTTGATGATTATTATATTCTACGGTCAAAAGGCCTAGATACTGACGAAGATGTAGAATTTGAAGTTAAAGAAAATGCAACTACCCGTGGCCTTGTTTCCGCTTTTAACAAGTATGCTGGTGGTCGTATTAACAATCGTGTTATCTTAAATAGATTTATTGGATTAATATCCTAAAGGAGAAGAAATGAACTTATATTCTGAATTCCGTAATGGAAATAGAAAAGCTATTGTCGAAAAGGATATGGCGTTAGGCCGAGGCAATATGATGGCGAGATGGTATGTAACAATGTATATTGAAGGCAAAACCATTCAGAAAACCTCAACTATGTCTGAAACTGAAGCAGCACTACTTGCTGAAGATTTTGTACATATGGGTTCAACTGGTGGACCCACACTATTGAATGAGAATATCTCCAATGGATAATCAGATTAAAGAAGTGTTCTGTATTGCACAAGAAGAATGTGCAGAAGTAACACAGGCCATTTCAAAAATCTTTCGTTTTGGAATGAACTCGGAACACAAAGGTCATTCTAACAAAGACCGACTTGAAGAGGAAGTTGGTGATTTACTTTGTATGATTGACATTATGATTGAGAAATGTATTATCTCTGATTCTAATGTAAATGCTGCCAGAAAAGCCAAGCGTGAAAAACTTAAAACCTGGTCAGGTATAGAAGGACTTTAAAATGGATTATGATTATCAGCGATACGAAGAATTATTGGGACACCATTTAAGAGCCATGTATCACGATTCGGATGAAGGATCGGATATTGGTGAAGATGTTTCAAGTGTTCCAGAAGTCAAAATTATATTTGACGGTTATGGTGACCTAGAAGATGAAGATGAAAATGGTGAATATCGTTACACCGAAGGTGGTAACAAGAATATGGAATCATTTGCCATATTCATTCATAAAGATGCATTGACTGAAGATTTTGTGTTTCCAGAACATGACGTATATCAGTTCACCTTTGGTGGTATGATACAGCATAGACCAGCCGAAGAGGTCTGTATCTATGCTTGGCATGATGTAGAAGAAGATTCATGGGACATTCTTCCACTTGAAGATAGGTTGTCCGAAGACAATGCTATGGATGAAGGCGATGTAATGATAATACTAGAGGGTTTGTACCTCAAGTATTTCGATTAGACCATTTGATTGAAGAAATTCGAATTTCTCTGGTGATATTCACGGGCTAATCGTTCTACATCACCATTACTTTGTGGATTACGGGATAAAATATACATTTCCAATTCAGCCATTTGTAATGACTTACGGAATTTGGTAATAGAGTTGAATAGTTTTTTTAGCATGTTAAGTTCCTTATGAGTATTAACGAGATTAGTGTTTATACTAATATATATGTAATTTTTATGTGACAGGATGATGAAATGAGAGCAGACTCTATTTTTCACCGATTAATGGTGAAACTAGGAAGGTACCGACTAATACCTGACCGTTCTACTGGTGCAGACTATATGCACCGTTATTACCTTTTTCTAAAAGACAGAAAATGGTTTCCGTTCAATATAACACTCCATGAAATTTTAAGGTCAGATGAGCCAGTATTCCATGACCATCCTTGGCCATATATGACAATCATATTAAAAGGTGGTTACTACGAACACACACCTGTATTTGATAAAAGTGGTAAACTTATCGCTGATGTATCAAAATGGCGTGGTACAGGTTCAATTATTTGTAGAAAATCAGGAGAATATCATTGGCTTGAACTACATAGTAATGAACCAACTACATCCTTATTTTTCATGGGTCCTCAATTCAAAGAGTGGGGTTTCTGGAAAGGTAAATGGGTAAACAATACTGAATATTTAAAATCAAAATGACTGACCAAGAAGCTTTAAACATGTACGAAGAAATGAAAAAGGTTTATGGAAATTCTCTGCCTCATCCTGACCATCATCCTATTCTCTTTGCTTATTATGTGAAACTATACAAATACTATCACCAAGTGACACCAGCATGAAATACTATACAAAACCTGTACCATCCGATATGGCCATTCTATATGAAACATATACGACCAAAGATATTCTAGATGAATACTTTATAGATTGGGTGAAATTGATGGGTCAGACAAACCGACCTATTATAGAAGATGCCTGTATAGATGATTGGGTTATAATGAACCATGCTTGGGAGTCTGACTCTGATGGTTATCATGTTTTCACCCTAAGCGCTTCCGGAGTTTCCGAGTGGTGCTAGAACTCTTGAAACACAAAACGAATGATAGACAATAAACCAACAATCGGTTTATTTGTACATGACCCCGAATGTTCACAAGAATGTTCCAATGGTATCTTTATATCACTTTCAAAAGAATACGATTTTCGAACCTTTACAATACACGACAATCTTGACCTAGTCCTTTCCGAAGTAGACTTACTGGCTTTTCCAGGTGGTATCGGAGACTCAGACAAATACTTTGAACTCTTCCACCGAAGAGGTGCCAATAAGATTGCCTCCTTTATAGACCGAGGTGGTAAGTATCTTGGTATCTGTATGGGCGCTTATTGGGCTGGTAACCATTACTTTGATATACTGAATGGTATCGAATGTACTCAATACATCAAACAAAAAACTGCTGATATCAAAAGGTCATACGGTACAGTCGCCAAAGTAACCTGGAATAACCAGGATGAAAGAATGTTCTTCTATGACGGAACAACCTTCTCTGGCGACCTTGGAACATGTAGTATAATCTCCCAATACTCTAACGGCGATCCGATGGCCATTATACAGGGTAATGTGGGTCTTATTGGTTGTCACCCCGAATCGTTACCTCACTGGTATACTGAAACTTTTCCATATCTCAAAGACGAATACCACGATGACAAACATCATGGCCTACTGTTAGACTTTGTAAACGAACTATGCGAGAACTAATAAGACGGATACTAAGACCTATCGGATGGACCAGAACGTCAAACCGAGAGGGTTATCTAAAAGGTACGTATGATGTACTGGCCGTCTGGCAGTATGGTCCTGAGGAACAGGTCTGGTCAAATGTCGGTATCTATACCGAGTTCGAGGTAGAAGAAATACTGAAAAAGGTTCGAGTGACTTCTGAGGACCTGAAAAAAATTCTGGAAAATGAAAAACCAGAGGATAGCCCCAGAAAATAAAAATCCAAGAAAAGTCGTTTGACCTGGTGGGGCTTTTTCCGCTAACTGCGTCCATACAGCTCAAAAAAAGGGGTCAACCACTACAGCTGACCCCTTAGAGCGCTCGGTATTCAGAGCGATACCTGTTTTTTAAACTGCCGCCGCAATGCGTATAACCTTCGCCATTTTGCGACCATGAGCAATATACCCTACAACCGGCACATCCTTAGAATAACAAGCACGGCAACCCGAGCATTTTCCATTAGTAGTGGGCGCTGTGCATACCTTAACACCTGCTGGTACCGTCATGCCTTCTGGCAGTATAGTAGAACCATGCACACCAGCAGTAAAAGTGCCGTTTATAGCGTCACTGCTAGGGCGTACCATTACATTAGGGAGCGCCTGCATTCTGGTGAGCACCTGCTGATACTTAGCGAATTTATGCATTCTAGTGGGCAACCAGTGCTTCACATGGGGAGTGCGTACCATGACCTCGTACATTTTGAGCGCTAACTGTAGGGAGTACATATCACCGCTATCAAACCAGCGAAAGTAGCTCTGCTTTTTGAGAGCAGCAACCATTGTCTCCACCCAGCCGTCATCCTGCCAAGCTTGCTTGTTGTCAGCACGCACTGCTTTGGTACCAGGGAAATTGTAAGTACCCTGCGTAGCGTAGCAACCAGAGCATGCTGGTACCAAATTGCCTTCTGCGTCAACGGAACCAGAGCAAGTCTCCAGTGCTTGTAATGACCAGCTCATGATATTGTCGAGCTTACTGGTTTTTGATAATTTATTCATTTATGGTCTCCAATAGCTTAAGTCAAAAAAGATAACCACCAAACCCAGCGCCAGCACAACGGTCAGCAGAATTGCTTCAATTTTCGCAATCATAAAATGTCCTTATATAAAAAAGTTGGCGGTGATTTTGCAACCGCCACCTCGGGGATACGATCCCTCCGGCTTAACTGCTTACGCTATCCTTTAAAAAACCGAGGGGTTGCTCGCCTCGGGGGATGCGTTAAGCGCTTTGTTTTTTCGCCATGATAGCAGCAGCGATTTCATTCGCTTCTGCGCCATAAGTCACAACCTTGCTCGGTTTGCGGTTTGCTTTGAGCGCCTTAACGCCTACTGGCGCTGCCTGTTTAGCAAGCAATTTAGCAAGGCGTGCTTCTGCTCTCGCAATTGCCTGCTCCCGCTTTGTGACAACAGCATGGCGCTTCGCTTCAGCGTTGAGCATTCTTGCGAATTTTCTCTCGGTGATATCTTGCTTAATAGATATTTTCAAAGCGGCGAGGGTTTCACGCTTTTGGTTGAGAGTGAGACCTTCAACCGAACCACATGCGAATGTAAACATACTTTTTCCTTTGTTTGTTTGTTTGTAAGAGATAATTATAACCGATATTTGCCGTTTTGGCAACCTAGTACTTTAGTTCTCCAGCAACCTTTACGGTTACTGTCAACCTTAAGCGCTCAGGCGTGCTCTGAAAAGCTCACCGAGTGTTGGTTTTGGCGTACCCATGCGAGCTCTGAAAAGCTCACCGAGTGTTGGTTTCAACCCCAAACGCTTGCGAAGCAGAGCACCTAAGGTTTTTTTGCTTTTGGTTTTTGTCATTTTCTTTCCTTTTGTTTGTTTGTATGGATGAATTATAGGGTATTTCACAGGTTTTGGCAACTGTAAACTTTAGTTCTCCAGGAGGCATTGTGTGAACTTTTTTCTTATATTGCCAAACGGAGCGGAACCTGTATAATGGTACCTATTCGAAAGCGACTGGGGTGCACACGGATCCTGCGTATTATTTGATCCGAAAACAAAAGGTTTAAACCCTCTCTGGCAATGAATACTTTTGTTTCTCGGTCAACCACAATGAGTCATTTTGTTTTCATCCTGTGTGGTTTTGAATACTTTGGAACTAATCCGGCATCTGACCTACAAACTAAGACTTTGGTACTACACCTGGTCAGCGACAAACCCTGCGAAGTTATCCACAAGTTATCCACAGCCTTATACACAGCATACTCACAGAGTTATCCACAGCATTTTTTGCAATTCGGATTATACTTGACCGGTCTGCTGTAATACTATTTGGTTACTTGCCATTTCTTTGGTTTCATGTATAATTGTCTTTTAATTAGAACAGAAGAAAGTAATACAATATGATTAACCATCAATATGTGAATGATTTAGTAGTAAGTTTATCTGAAAGTCAAATTGTAATACAAAAG